TAACAGATATCACCATTGAAGATGGGGGTGAAGGGTATAACCCAGATATTGATATCATTACAATTGCTTCTTCTGGTAGCGGTCAAGGTGCGAATGCTAGTGAGTTCCAGATAATAGATGGCGTTGTTGACGCAATTTCAATATCTAATAATGGGGGTGGCTATAGTAGCAGAGCAACTGCAGTAATCAAGAGAGGTAACTCTAGTTCTGATCCTTCAATAGAAGCTATAGTTCAAGATGGAGTTCTCACTACAGTTACTGTAAATAAGCAAGGAATAAATTATAATCCAGCATCAACAGTATCAAATACTTTATCAAGAGTTGAGCCATCATTACAAGCGGTGTTAGATTCTAATGGTTCTATCACTGATATCATATCTGTAGGAGATAATTCGGATAGATCTTTATCTGGTTGGCAATCAGCCACTGTCTCAATTACAGAAGAACATGTATTCAAAATGACCATAGGGCAGCATTTAGGTAATCTGAATTATGTGTTTTTTGAATCTACAGACAGAAACGGTGATGTTGACGATACCACGGATCCAACGATTAATATATCTTTGGGCGATACAGTAAAGTTTGACTTGGATTATGCCGATACAAATACCGTTAATGAATTTTATATTAAGACCTCGCAGGCTTCAGGCACTACAGATGCCATAACAGATTCTACGGTTACTGGTCGAGGGACAGAAACTGTAACATTTACTCCGACAAGTGTTGGCACGTACTACTATCAATCTTCTGTGCACAGTAATATGAGTGGAGAAATAGTAGTATCTAACAATGGAGCATCATTCTCGGCTGATATAGATGACGGTAAAATATCTCAGTTTTTGAAAATTGGCGGTGGTTCTAATTACGGCAACCCCATTGTTACACTAACAGGCACTAGATTAAATTCAAATATTACCATAACTACAACGCCCGATTATGTTGAGTGGATCGATGAGGTTATCGGGGAGCCGTTGTTAGGTAGTGAATACAATCCGTTATTGATTGACGGTCCAGGAACTGGTGCTAATGCTCGTGTTACGAAAGTCGGTAATAATGGACAACTTCAAGAACTTAAATTAACTTCTTTTGGTTTTGATTATCCTGATACATTCACCACTACTATCTCCCCCGAGAATCCAGCAGGAACTACTGCTAAAGTTACTTTAGCGTCTAGTGTTGTTGGTGTAACTTCTCCGAAATATGTTGACCGTAAAGGTTTCTTATCGGATATTATCAAGATACAAGATAATGACTTGTATCAAGAGTTCTCGTATGTTATTCAGACTGGTGTTGATTTTGACATATTTGAAGATCTGATTAAGAAATCTGTCCACCCAGCAGGTATGAAGATATTTGGTGAGCAAAATATCAACGAGAGTTTTGCTTTACAAGTTACTCAGTTTGACTATACCTCCTCTCTGTATAATAAATTAGTTTTTGACAGAACAGATAACGACGAACTAAATCCAGGTGGTGATGGTACTTCTACCCGCAATGATGATGTCGATACCTACCATTTAGACAAGGATATGGGACTTTTATCTGGTTATGAGGAAGAAACTGATCTAGCAGATGAAGATAATGATACTTATTTAATAATAAAAAATCTAACAGTCCCTGAGTATGCAGAAATTGCTTATGTTGAACATGATAAAGAAGATTACCATTTCGATAAAGATATGGGTCTTACGTCTGGATACGCAGAGATAACTGACTTCGCCGACAAAGACGACGATACCTACCATTTAGACAAGGATATGGGTCTTACGTCTGGATACGCAGAGATAACTGATCTAGCAGATGCAGATAATGACACTTATCACTTTGATAAAGATATGGGTCTAGATTCTGAATATTATGAAGAAACTACGTTGGCAGATGAAGATAATGATACCTACCATTTAGACAAAGACATGGGTATCTTATCTGGCTATGAGGAAATAACTGACCTTTCTGACGATGAGAATAGGTATCACTTCGACAAAGACATGGGTATCTTATCTGGTTATGAGGAAATAACTGACTTTAAAGATAAAGATACTGACACTTACCATTTCGATAAAGATATGGGGATTGATTCTGGTCTTGAGGAAGTAATAGATTTATCGGGTGATGATGCCCATACCTATCACTTTGACAAGGATATGGGGATTGATTCTGGGCATGAGGAAATAATAGATTTATCGGACGATGATGTTGACACTTATCGCTTCGATAAAGATATGGGTCTTTTATCTGGTTATGAGGAAATAACTGATCTAGCAGATGGAGATAATGACACTTATCACTTCGATAAAGATATGGGTCTTTTATCTGGTTATTACGAAGAAACCGATCTAGCTGACAATGAGAATAGGTATCACTTCGATAAAGACATGGGGATTGATTCTGGTCTTGAGGAAGTAATAGATTTATCGGATGAAGATAATGATACCTACCATTTAGACAAGGATATGGGTCTTTTGTCTGGTCATGAGGAAGAAACTGATCTAGCAGATGAAGACACTGACACCTACCATTTAGACAAGGATATGGGGCTAGAGTCTGATTATTATGAAGAAACTGACCTTAAAGATAAAGACACTGACACCTACCATTTCGACAAAGACATGGGGCTTTTATCTGGTTATGAGGAAATAACTGATCTAGCAGATGAAGACTTACATATCTTTTCATTCGGCAAACAGTTTCCAAGATCAGATGACCTTGAAGAATTGACTGCAGACGCAAGTGACGAACGTCAACCTTTCGATATAGGTAAAGCACTAATTGATACACCCGACCCTGACGATACTCAATTTATCTTCGATCACAGTAAAAGTGGCACCGCATTTGACGATGGCACTCAAGAAATCTTTTCTTTGGTTAGCGTGATTAATGAAAAATTCTTTAATGACGATGATTCTCAAGAATTTGCTTACGTTACCCATACTAAAGAACTCGTTGCATACGAGAAAGACATGGGGCTTTTATCTGGTTATGAGGAAATAACTGATTTATCGGATGAAGATGTCGTCAGAAAATTGTTTGAAAAAGCCACGATTAATGAGACTTTAGAACACAATGTATCTGAATCTCACGGATTATTATTTTCAAAGCCAAGATCGTCTTCTATTAGCGATGTTAATGATGCTATAACTATTTCTAGGAATAAGTATCTTCAGGATACTGCAACTGTAGACGATGTATTCTCTACAATAGATGAAGACATCTATTCGTTTACAAAAGATTTATCGGATCTATTAGATCCACCTGTTACAGACTCAGATAGTTACAGCTTATCTAAAGCACTTTTAGACACTTTAATTTTTGGTGTTTCGGAAGATTGCGCAAAGGGTATATTCAAGTCTAGAATAACTTCTTCAACTGATTTTGAGTCAAACCCAGATGTCCAAAGAAATGCCATATCAAAGCCCATATTGGACTTAACAGACTTCAAAGATAAAGACGTTATCGGGTCTAAGGATAGCACTAAAAGTTTAAGCGATCTTTTACAATTCGGTGCTTCTGATGATGGATCTATTTTCTCCTTTATAAAGAGTCCGCAATCTTCAGTAGGTACTTCGTCCGATTTAGACTCGAGGTATTCTTTTGAACATCCTGAAGAAGAGACCACCGCTATATCCTCTGTAGAGGGGGGTCCTATTGAAATATATGGCGTTTTTGATATGCAGCATTCATATTATAACTCAGTACCCACACATAGCTTGAGATGGATAGAACCAGCCGCTATTGACAATGTACATGGCAGGAATGGTGGGAATAGAATTGTAGATTTTAACGATCTTGCTTTCCAATTTAATTCTAACAAAGATCGAGATGACACAATAATACAAAGTGGATCATCTACGTTTAAATATAGGTTCTATGGAAAATCACATAATGATGATGATGATAGAACAGTTCATGTCAATTCTATGATTAAAGCCTATATAGGCGACACAATAAAATTAGAATATAATACTTACGGTTTCAGTTCAGCATCTCCAGCTGGGGGCTTTTGGATAAAAACTTCTCCAACAGCAGATAAGGTTACAGATATTGCTACAGATGATGGTATAACTAATCAGGGCATGACTAGCCACAATGGTTTTGTTACAAATAATCAGACCCTAACTTGGGATACTACTAACGCAACACCTGGAAGATACTACTTAATTTCTGGCGGTGAGACTGTGTCCTCGAATGATCTTGATGGCGCTCATGATGATTCGTATTTTATAATAGATGTAGTCGATTACTCGAGCGAGCAAGAAGAACTAGGTTTTGATGTTGAGAAGCCACTTGAAGATACTATTATAGATATAAGTGATTTAGGCGTACAAGACTTGTTACTCGACAAACGTCTTGATGACTCTGCTCTTGCAACAGATATATATTCTGTTCAAGACAATGATATTTATAGTATAAATAAAGGTATCCAAGAATTCTCAATCACTAGTAGTGAAAGTGGGAGTTTAACGATAACTAAACCCTATGTTGAATTAGGATATATAGCAGGGGGTTTAGACTACGAGTATTGTTCCGATATTGCGGAACGACAATTTTAAATTTTAATTTGGAGAGTATCTAAAATGGCACTAATAAGAGACAATGGCGTAGCAACTGGACGCCTTACTGTAAAGAAATCTAACGCTCAAGGCGAAACTACTCAGGAATTTACAGTTCCTAATATGGTAGTATCCACAGGTCTTAAGCACATTGCAAGACGATTGATCGATGATGGCGCAGTGCAAACCTCAGCGAACTTTGCGCACCCAGCACAAATGAGTCATATGGCTATCGGTTCTAACAATACAGCAGCCGCACTTTCTCAGAAAACATTACTTGCTGAGAAAGGTCGTGTTCCATTAGCTGGTTCCACATCAATCGATGTAGACAATAATGAAGTAACTTTTGTTGCTACTTTCCCAGCAACAGTTGGTACTGGCTACGAAATAGGCGATAACTCCGCTATTGATGGAGCAATTGTAGAAGCAGGTATCTTTAATGGCGATAAGAGCGATAGTGACACCCTAGTCAATGACGCAGGGGCATACAATCACAATGAACCAGTAGCTGCGATGTTATGTCGTACTGTGTTCCTACCAGTGAACAAGCAAGAGGGTGATAGCATTACAATCACTTGGGTAGTAAAAATTAGCTAATAAGGCTTTTAAAGCATGGCAACTGTACTTAAAAATGACGTTCATAATAACGTTGCTCGGATATTTTATAATGGTATATTAAATAAAACATCTAGAGCGTACTTTTTCTTAGGAAAAACATTACCATGGGATGAAGGGGATGTTACTCCACCGAACCCAAATGCTTCTAGGGAGTATGAACGTGAGACACGCTCATCTATAATTGGATTAAGATACGTTTCTATTTCTGACGTATCTTTCGCAATTGATCGAGTTGATTGGTCAGCAGGTACAGTTTATGATATGTATGATGATAGATACTCGTCGGGATTTCCTGCGCCCTCTGGGGCGCAGGATATTGCTGATGCTACTATGTTCGTGTTAACCACGGATTTTAATATCTACAAGTGCATATCTAATAATTATAATAGACCTTCAACGGTACAGCCAACAGGTACTAATGAGACTGGTTATCTGGAATTTTCTGACGGATATATTTGGAAATATATGGGTACTGTGGATGAGGTGCAAAGAAGCAAATTCTTGACGCCTGATTACATCCCAGTTACTAACTCTACTAGTGGGTTTTATCAGTCTGGTATCGATTTATCTTTAATCAAAGAGTCGGGCGGTAACTCGTATATTGCCGATAATGTTAGTGTGGTGATTCAGGGAGACGCTCCAGCTGAAACCGTAGCTCGGTTAGGTGATGTTACAATTGATGTTGATACTGGCGAGATTACAGGAATTTCAGTACTAGATCCTGGAAGCGGTTATACGTTTGCGACAATCACTATAACCAACTCTATTCCTGGGTTAGAGCACCCTGTAACTGGTTTAGTAGGAAATGGGGCTGTATGGAGAGCGCAGATAGATCAGGGCGATCTTGTCTTAAGCGAGGTTGGTGCTTCTGCGGTTGATGGTCAGCTGAGTTTTATCTATGTTAATGACGTAGGTAGTGGATATTCTGTAGATAATACTACAGTTACTATAACTGGCGATGGAGAAAATGCTAGTGCAGATGCGGTTATAGTAAACGGAGAAGTTGTCGGTATATCCTTAAATAATCACGGAAGTGGGTATACATTTGCTAATGCTACTATTACAGATACTGGTAATGGTACAGGTGCAATAGCAGAAGTAATTATTTCTCCTGTTGGCGGTCACGGTAAAGATTTAGTTAAAGAATCTTTTGCGAGAACGGTAGGTTTTCAGATGACGACTGCTGATGAAATAAATCAAGGTTTCTTGTTGGAATCTGATTACAGACAGACTGGGTTGATATTTGACCCAGATGTTTATTTAACCCCTGGAGCTCAAAGGTCTAGGTTGTATTCTTCTTATGGGTCTACTTGCTATAGATTAGATATCCTAGATGCATCATTATATGCTGGGATTGATATATCTTCATTCGCACTAGATCAAAAAATATACAATCAAACGACTGATGAATATCTAGTTATTGTAGCTAAAGAACCATATCAAATTGCTGAGCAAGACGTTGGGGTTTCTTTATTATTACAATCTATAGATGGGTCTGAGCCAGAAGTTGGCGATATTTTCCAAGACGAAAATAATACAAATTTATTTAGCGTGTCTACAGATTCTATCACAAACCCTGAAGTAGACAAATTTTCTGGTTCTATGGTGTTCATTAACAACAGAACGCCTTTCAGGAAAAACGTTGAACAAATCGTCAACCTTCGTACTTTTATTGAATTCTAATGCGAGAAGATACGATAAATACTACTATAAAATATAATTCGGAGAAACGTTAATGTCGATCACCAACAACTACAACACAGAGCCGTATTATGACGACTTTAACCCTGAGGATGATAAGAATTTTCATAGAATACTTTTCCGTCCAGGAGTTTCTGTTCAGGCTCGTGAATTAACTCAGCTACAGACTTTATTACAGAATCAGATTGCTAGACATGGTGAACACTTCTTTAAAGAGGGTTCTCCTGTAACAGGTGCTGAATTTGGCTTTACTAATAATGCTGATGCTGTAAAGTTGAATGGTACTAATGGTACATTATCCGTCGACTCTTATTCCGAACAACTTTTAGATGTAGTCGTAGTTGGCTCTAAAAGTGGTGTAGAAGCTAGGATTGTCCATGTTGAAGATGCTACTGCTGTTGACCCTTTAACAATATATGTCAATTACCTTACTAGCGGTTATGATGGCTCTACGTCAATTTTTAAAGATGATGAGTCGTTACTTTGGAAAAGAACCGAAGAAGATATTGCAGCCAGTATAACTGAGATTAGTGGGATTTCAGAAGGAAGACCATTGGCTGTTACTGCACCTACTAATGCTACAGCAAAGGGTGCAACTGCTTCTATAGAAAGTGGTATCATTTTTGTAAAAGGTTGCTATGTTCATATCCCACGTCAAAGAGTAGTGCTATCCAAATATTCTCCTAATCCGACTGCACGTCTAGGTATTGATGTAATTGAATCTACTATTACGGCAGATGAAGATCAAAGTCTTTTAGATACTGCGCTTAATGCTCCAAACTATTCTGCTCGTGGAGCAGACCGTTATCTTATAGAGTTAAAGTTAGTCGGTAGAGAAATAACAGATAACACTACACAGAATTTTGTTGAGCTTCAACGTATAGTTGAAGGTAAGCAACAGGCGAAAGCTAAAATCTCAGATTATGACGTTTTCGCTGACGAACAAGCCAGACGCACTTACGAGCAATTTGGCGATTATACTATCAAACCTTATGAATTAGAATTAAAAGAACAATTAAATACTGGGACAAATCAGGGGGTCTACTCTGCAGGTACTACTACAGATGACGGTAATCTAGCTTCTGAAGATTCTATGACTCTACAGATTTCCTCTGGTAAATCATATGTTAAAGGGTATGAGTTAGAGACTACAACACCATCTTACTTAGATGTTCCAAAACCCCGAACTTTCCTCTCAGAAACAGACGCAACTTCAGTTATTCAAGTTGGTAACTACGTTAGATTAACCAATACACACGGTATGCCAGAGACTGTAGGCGATGCGAATATTGAGGAATATGAATTAATAGAATTGAAAGATACAGGTATCGGTAATTCCGTATATAATCCTGGTGGGGTGGGAGAAACTATCGGTCTTGCTAGAGCCAGAGATTTTACCACCCAATCTAGTGTCGATGTTGACTCTGATGGTACATTTGACCAGTCAGATGCATCAGGACTTGGTACTCATGCATGTTACCTATTCGACATTAAAATGTTAACCCACATTGATCTTGTAGGTAGTAATGCTGCAGAATCAATTAATGCTGCGAATAATAGGTTTGCTGTGGAATTAGGTAGTTTAATCACTGGCGAAATATCTGGCGCCACTGGTTACTATTATGGTACAACTTCAAATGGTATCTCGTTGACATCTGTAGCTGGTACATTCTTAAACAACGAAAGATTAACTTCGTCAAACAGTTTCAGAGCTGGCGGGTTTATTCACGAATCTGTAGATGATACCAATCAATTTACAGTAGCATCTGTAAAGACATTCGCATTTGAAGAAGTTAAAGCATTAAGACAAGATGATACTTTGCAGGAATTCAAAGGTGATGTTGTTTTGGATAATGTATTTACTCTTACTGGTACTGTTCAATTTACAGATAATAATGCTGGTACTGCCAATAGAGGGTTATTAGGTCTTGGTACTAAATTCTCTGAAGAATTAAGAGTAGGTGATGCTATAAGATTGCCTACAGGCACTTCTCTGGGTGGCGGTACTGCTTCAGAAACAAGGTTTGTAACTGCAGTTTTCTCAGGCGAGTCGGGCAACACAAGGGTTGACCTCAATGCTGCACCGACTACTGTTATATCTGGAGCATTCACAGCAAGAAGATTAAGAGGCGGTTTAAAAGACCAAGAAAAGAATTTAATGTTAAGGATGCTAGATAAGCCATACATTAAAACATTAAAAACTGAAGTAAACGATTTCGAGTCTCAGAATCAGGTTACAGTTTCAAGACAATTTCAAGGGACTACAGTTTCTGGAGTTCTAACATTATCTGCTATCGGTAATGAAACATTTAAAGCTAAAAGTAATCAAAATTATTCTGTGACAATTATGTCTCATGGAGCAACCCCACAAATTTGGTCAAGTGGTGCTCATGTAGATATCGAAAGATTGACGTTCTCAGGAGAGGGGACTGGTAGTTTGACTATTACTGGGTTCACTAATGACGATACTAATGATCCTTTCGAAGATGGTTCTATCATTAGAGTGAATACCACTCTTCAGAAACAGTCTCAAAACGAGAAAACTAAATCCCTACAAAGGGCTTCATTATTAAGAGTTGAGAATAAATCGGAAGAAACTCAAGGGTACATACCTTATGGTACATCAGCTCATCATAAAGATATATCACTAGGTGTTGCTGACATATTCAAGGTTTTAGCAGTTTATGACTCTGGTACTGTGGGGCAATTAGCTTCTTCTCCCAGTTTATCGCTTACTAACCCGCAAGGGGCATTTATTACTACCGAAACTATAGTCGGATCACAATCTGGAGCTATAGCTATTTTACTTCAGATTGATGGTAATAATTTATCTTACACTCCTCTAAACTCTCTACCGTTTATATCTGAGGAAGAAATTGTAGGTCAAACTTCTTCTGCGAGCGGATCTGTAGGTACTCTTACTGCTGGAGATAATGATATTCTTAACAGTTTCACTTATGACCCTGGTCAGAGAGATAACTACTATGATATCGGTAAATTAATACTTAAGAAAAACGAACGAAGTCCTCAAGGAGAATTACTAGTTGTCTTTGATTACTTTACTCATGGATTTGGAGACTTCTTTACTGTTGATTCGTATTCAGACGTCGCATATAAAGATATACCCGCATATGTTTCTACACGTGTAGACCCTGAAAGCCCAGCACCTACTGGTATCTTTGATTTAAGATCTACTGTAGATTTCAGACCCAGAGTTGCTGATGCTCCTAGTGGGTCTTCTTCTGATGGGGTTAAAACAGTAACTGGGACTTCGTTTAATATTAATAGTAGATCTTTTTCTTCTGACGGCAATAGCGGTGCTTCTTCCGTAAACACCGTTAGAGACAACAGCAACTTCGACTTCGACTACGAATACTACCTCGCAAGGAAAGACTCTTTATACTTAACAACTCAAGGAGAGTTTGTTTTAATACAGGGTAATGATAGCGAAGATCCGAAATACCCAGATACTATCGATAATGCAATGAGATTGGCTGACTTGTCTATGCCTCCATATGTAATTGATGTTCGTGATGTTGCTGTTGAAAAATTTGCTAATAAACGTTTCACTATGAGAGACCTCAGTACTCTAGAAAAGAGGGTTAATAATATTGAGTATTACACCTCTCTAAGTTTGCTAGAGGTGTCTGCAGATACATTACAAATTAAAGACGAAAATGGATTAGACAGATTTAAGTCTGGTTTCTTGGTTGATAACTTTGGTGGTCACAAAACTGGTGATGTACTTCACCCTGACTATCGTTGTGCTATCGACATGTATAAGCGTATTCTTCGCCCAAAATATGCGATGAAGAATATAGCATTAGTAGAAAAATACGAGTTTGGTGAAGATAAACTAGCCCATGGTTATACCGTAACTGAAGGTGGTTTGGCGATGCTCCCATATGAGCATGTTAAAACTATTGAGCAAAACTACGCTTCTACTATTGAAAACCTTAACCCAGTTCTAAACTTTGCATGGACGGGTCAAATGACTTTGTCTCCATCTTCGGATGAGTGGTTTGAGATCGAAAGACTACCTGATGTAACTGTCAACAAAGAAGGAAACTTTGATACTCTAATTGCTCAAAATGCTGATGCGCTTGGAACTGTGTGGGACGCTGCGACTACTAACTGGACTGGTATTACGACTACAGATTTAGTTGGTCCTAGAATCAGAGAAAATACTGGTAACTTCCGAGCCGATTTCGTAAGGGGCTTCGGTCGTCGTGTTTTACAGCAGCAACAAGAAACAGAAGTTGGTGTACTAACCAGAAATGGTATTGAGACAAATATTGTCGAGCAAATAGACGTAACTTCTAATGGTGACAAAGTTGTCGGTTCCGCTCTTATCCCATTCATGAGACAAAAGAATATTAAGTTCGAAGCCAGAGGGTTGAGACCTCATACCCAAGTTTATCCTTTCTTCGATAACGTTGAAGTTTCGAAATACTGTACAACTAGTTCTGGGGGGATAACCCCTGTAGCTGGTAAACCTGCTACAGTCCCTCAGGTAACTAATGCTGCTTGGAACTCAGTGAAACGGATACTTATATCTTTTGATAAGAATAGTAATGATATTACTAAATTCTCAGTGCTTGCTGGTAATCAAACAAGACGTCTTGGTGATGGGGATCCTATTGTAGATACAGTTTTGGAAGGAGAAGAAACTCATGCGGGTCTTCAATATCGAAGATTAGAAGCGAATACAAGCGCAAGAAATACTAAAGATAGGGATGTAATTGAATTTATATTTGACGATAATGCGTTGATAGAACCTAGTGATAATGGAGACCTTTACTTTACTTTTTACGTTAGAAATATTGCTGATGATCCGACAACTAAGAAAACGTATCCAGATCCATATCCGAAGAGACCTACATTAGCTGGTAAAACCTTTTATAAAAAGAAACCAATGCGTGCTATGCAGATCTCTGAAGTTCAATTCTTTAATGAGAATTTTTCTCTAAGCCCTGATTTAAATTCTGGGGTTGGACCTGGAGGTGGCGGTAATCATACTAACGCAGAAAGCTGGAACTTGTATAACTCTCTTATTTCTAATATAGAATATGCTGAGATTATCGAGCATTCCTTTATTAGAACTCCAGAAGCTATTGTTGATGGCGGTGCTATGCTTGATGGTTACTTGATTGACGGTATTAACTATCGTTCAGATCAAAACCTTTATTCGGAAGGAAGAGTTGATGCGAATGCCAGAATTGCACGTTGGACAGTTAGATTGCGTGGCGGTGCAAGACAAATAGAAAACCCAGATAGTATCGAAAGGTTTGTACGGACAGAGGATGTAGACACAAAAGCACTTGTTACTGATGCTTCTGGTTTTGTTTCAGGTACGTTTACTATCCCTGATTCTAAAATAAGTGGTAATCCAGCGTTCCGGACTGGCTCTAGATTATTTAGACTTACATCGAGCTCATCGAATGCTAAGGAAACGGTAGATACTTTCGCCCAAGAAAAATACACCGCAACTGGCACTTTGAATAGTATGCAAGAAACATTCACCGCTACTCGTAACGGTCGAGTTGAAACTAGGTCGGTTCAAGAAAACGTAGAAGTCAGTAGATCAAGAGATTTAGGTCTTGTACAAGTTGGTTGGTATGACCCACTGGCTCAATCTATTATGCCATCTGTTCCAGGCGGTGAGTTCATCACTAAAGTAGACGTATTCTTTGCTGGTAAAGACGATCATGCCCCTGTAACTCTACAATTAAGGGAAATGGAAAATGGATTACCGACTCGTAAAGTATTACCTAGTGCTTCGATAACTCTAGACCCTTCTGACGTTAATGTATCTCAAGTAGGTACTGCTGCTACGAGTTTCGAGTTCCCTAACCCAGTATATGTAAAAGCTAACCAAGAAATTTGTATTGTATTAATGACAGATTCTATCGGTTATACTACATGGATATCCAAGTTAGGCGATACTGATATAGATGGTGTCCGAAATATTGATGAGCAGCCATATCTTGGTGTTTTGTTTAAATCTCAAAACAACTCTACTTGGACAGCATATGATTATGAAGATCTAAAGTTCACGGTTTATCGTGCTGAATTTGATACTTCTCAAGAAGGTGTTATTACCTTAGAAAATGAAGATGTCCCCCTAAAACAATTAAGAAATAATCCATTAATTTGCTCTTCTGGTTCTTCAATTATTAAGGTACTACACCCTAATCATCATATGTATTATAATACAGGGAATTATACTAATAAAGTGAGAATCGAAGGAGCATCTAGCGGAATAACGGCAAATCTTAAATCTGATATCACAAGTTCAGCTACAACAATGATAATAAAAGATTTACACTCTAGTATGCCAACAAGCGGAGACCATTACTTCAAATTAGTAAGTAATAATAAAGATGAAATTGAAAACGAGATTATATATGGCACTATCGCTGCAACTGGTACATCTGGCGAATATTCTATAACTGTTTCTAGCGCAACCCAAGATAGAGGGATCAATAGTCCTATTTCTTTCCATTCTGGCGAAGACGGAAGTTTCCAAACAACCACGGTAGAACTTTATGAATCTAATGGTATTTCTCTAGTCAACGTCAATAGGGTTCATGAAATCCATGGATATGGTTTGGATCACTATACTATAGATATTTCTTCTGATTCTCTAGACTCTGCAAATAGTCCATCAGTAACAGCGGTTCAAGATTCAGCAATTGGCAGTAGTTATGTAACTGCTACAGAAAATGCCTTGGTTGATGCTTATCAGTTAATGCTCCCTGTTGTAACTTATCCAGAAACTAACATTGATACCAGAATAAAATTCGCTACTGGTACTTCAGTATCTGGTAACCAGATACCATTTGTTGCTGGTCAGTATTCGAAGACTGAACTTATTGAAAGAACAGAGTTCAAAGAACCAAAAATCATAGCTTCTTCGGTTAATGAGTCTGGAGAGATATTGGGCGGTAATAAATCTGCAGAAGTGGAATTGACGTTATCTACAAAAACATCAACTTTGTCCCCTATAGTGGATTTAGAGCGTAAATCTATAACAGCATATGCTAATAGAATAGATTATATCTCTGAAGAATCGGACGTAGATTCTTCAACAACGTTTATACCAGCTACAGCCCCTGAAGGAGATAGTTCAGAATCTGTCTACATCACTAAACGTGTCCAGCTTAAAAACCCTGCTACATCTATTAAGGTTATTTTAGATGCAGTCGTAAATGCTGGTTCGGATCTTGAAGTGATGTATAAGGTCTTAAGGTCTGATGATTCTTCTGATTTTGACGAACTGGGGTGGAATTACTTCAATACGCATGGCGAGACTGATATTGAAATGTCTAAATCTGTTAACAGAACTTCGTTCAAAGAGCATGAATATACTCAAGATAACATACCAGAGTTTATATCTTTCTCTATTAAGATTAAGATGAAAGGGATTAATTCTTCTCAACCACCTTTGGTAAAAGACTTAAGAGCAATAGCACTGGCGTTGTAAAATGGTAGATTTAGATAATGTTACAAAAGTTGAGGATAATCCGGATCTCGTGAGGGATCCGTATTCTCATGCTATAGTTAATACGAATAAATCGGCATACAAAAATGCGATTGCTGCAGCCAAAGCAGCAAAAGCTAAGAATATGAAATTAGAGCATGCTGAAAAAGATATAAATAATCTTAAACAGGAAATGTCCGAAATCAAAGGACTATTGCAAGAATTACTAAACAGGGTATAATTTAATGGCGAATCTGAATCTAAGAGTCAACAATGACGCACTTACCTTTGTGGAGGTTGACGCTAACTTCACTAACTTGAACAACGAATCTTTTTATGGCGGAATTGCTTTTTCTAGCGGTACAATAACCTTTACCCCTATTGGTAACGACGGTATAACAGACGCATACCCTCAAGTAGAACTTGACCTATCGACTGCATTCCCTAAAGTATCTTCATCTATAGGCGGTCAATACACCCCTCATGATTGGGTTAATGGCGCTGATTTAGATTGGCAAAAGTTTGACAGTAACCTAATAATAGATGATAGGTCGAAGATTGTAATAAAAAGTAACTATTTTGATCCTACATTAGATGGCGGTAGCCAACGTGTTTTCTTAGGGGAAACTGGAGATCCTTCTGGTGAGAAAGGACTTACATACAATATTAGTAATGATACTGGTTCAGCTGGACAATCAGATATAAGGTATGTCGATGGCGTTGATGAAAACTCAGCAACTCAATATATTCG